CCTATCCCCTGTGTGCCTTGGCAGTCTCAGCCTCTCTATGGGCAGTCGGTGATGTAAAAGCGCTACGCGGGGTATCGGCCGCCCACGCCAGTAGGAGCAGTGCCGAGGTTTATCGTCTGCTTGGACATGTGATTTCCTATTTTCGAAATATCTGACTCAGGCCACCAATTTGGCGCAGAGGAATGGGCGATGGCCCTGATCAGTCCAGGCAACGAAGGCGAGGCTGTACATCATGATTCGGCCGTTTGCGTAATCGACGCCCAGGGCGCACCCGCCACCGGTGCCGCTGTTGTGGCAGTTCATCGTGAAAGGATTCAAGGAAACGTACTCGCCAACTCCCAGGCTTTTCGTAATGCTCCAGATATACCTTCGCCCCACCCCCAATTCCTCAGTCCCAAGGTATGCCCAGTTCCCAGCAGCGTAGGTCACGACTACCGCCGGGGCGCCACTGTCGTAAACAAGCGCCCCGCTTTGATCCCACAGGCGCAGCCCATAGGTGGCGGTGCCCATTGATGCCCAAGCCGCAACGAAGTACTGACCACTCAGGGTCGCGTAGACCTTTGACGCGCTCATCGAGAAGCCAGTCCAGTTGCCAGGCCCGCCAGTGAACCAAACCGAGATCGGCACCTGAATTGCCCCGGTTTGATCTGGGCGGATGAAAACCATGGGAGGGTCTGGGCTTGTAATTACGCGAGCAAAAACAGCTGTTGCCGTGGACACTCCCGAATACGCCCCCTTAGTCAGCATGCAGAGCCTGGGGGCTTCTGCATCGATCTGAACGAGAAGGCCAGCATTGATACTCTGAAATCCATAACTCATGCGGCAAACCTGACGGCATATCCCTTGGCAACAATCCGTGTCTGAGTCGTGCCGGCCGGAGATGAAGGGTTTTTGGGAAGGACGACCACCTGGCCAACCGATGGACTTACATACGGATAGGATTTTGAGTTTCCGAGACCGTCCGTTTCAGACGACTGCACATCCTGTGCACGCGTCGGGATTATCATGAACACGCAGTTGGCAGGGTTGAACCCAGGAATGCTGATCGTGTAGCTGGGCGCGGCACCGCTAAAGTCGATCACGCCCTGCCAGATCACTTGGTAGGTGAAACTGTTGGTGTCCATAGCGAGTTGCCCGCTCTCGTTAAAGACACGCAGACCAAATTGAGCCATTGATTACCCCAGATAACCGAGTCGGACTCGCAATACGTTGTTGGCGTCATAGACGGAAACGTTCAACGAGTTGATCACCAGCCGTCCCTGTCCTGGCACGATGCCGTTGATCTCCAGCGTTCCGTCCTTGTTGAGAATCCAGCCCTGCTGGCCGGCGATGTAGTTCGTCGAGCTGATGTAGCTGCCGATTTTGGCGTTGGTGATTGTGCCGTCAGCAATGAACGCCGAACTGATGAACGTTTGGCCGTTCTGCACCACGAATGGAACCGCCAGAGGTCCGCCGGTTATGCTGTTCACCACAGCAAACCGGTCAGCACTCACAATGAACTGGCTCTGCAAACCTGCGGGGCCGTTTTCAATGCCGAGCCCGATACCCGCCACCACATAGCGACCGTTCGAGTCGATCTGCATCTTCACGGACCACATGGTCGAGGCTTTGCCATCAAGTGCAACCTGCGCCTGGCTGACCTGCTGAATGACGGCGCTGTTCTTGCCCATCTCAACCTGGACGGTGTCGACGAGCTTGCCGGTCGCCACATCCCCTTCGATCACTGCAGACTGCAAAGACCAGACGCCGACGAAGGCTTGAGTCGATCCCGCGTAGCCTTCGGTTTCACCCGCCAAGGGCGGATTGACCTGAGCAAATACGCCGTCGACCTTTTCCGATATCGCATCGACTTCGCCAGAAACCACCTGAATCCTGTTGTTGACCGAGCCAGGTAGGTCGGACGGGCCGTCAATAAGATCGATGCGATCACCCAGGTGTTTACCCAGCGCGGATTCGCCGATCTGTCCAGAGAAATATTCTTCGTATTCGGACTGGTCCGAACTGGCTTGCCCATTCACTCCAAGACCCACCGGATACCACGGACCGATGTTCCCGATTCGGTCCACAAGCCGAGCCCAGAAAAAGAAGCTCGCCCCGGCAAGGATGTTCTGCATCTCGTGTGTTGCCTGGGGATAAGCGAAGTCGCCGAGCTTGATCGCGTCTTCCTGGTCCGTGGTCTTGCTGTACCAGACCTCGGTACGCTGAGTGTCCTCCGCACCAGGTGGAAAACCCCACGCCAGCCTGATGCCGTATACGAGGCTGGTGGCAGTCAAAAACGACACAGCAGGCGGTAGCCCCTGCTTGCCGCTGAGGTTGGTCAGAATCGAGTTGCGCCAGATCGACGTGATGTCGTACGCACTTACCGCGCGAACGCGGGCCACGTAAGCACCAGCATAAATGCCAACCACGTCCGCGTTGGTCATGCCGGTGCGCTGCACCTTGATCCAGTTGCCACTGTCCTTGCGCCACTCCACGTCATAGCCGGCCGCGCCGTCCACGGCGGGCCAACTGATGGTCATGGTGGCCACCGCCAGCCCCTGAACGATCGAGGATGTCGACGCGACGGTCACGCTGGCCGGCGGCGGAACTACGGTGATCGGAATCACGCTGATCGGCCTTTCCTCCAGGCGCGCGCCGGTGTCGATATGCGCAAATTTGCTCGGGTCGTACTGCAGCGCACTGATTTCGAAGTCACCCTCTGCGGTGCGCTTGGTTCGCAATACCCGATACAGCGGGATCGCCAAGTCAGCAGCATCGAGCGCCCATTGAAGTTGCGCAATCGGTGGCTCGCTGTAGGCGACGGTGACCGTCACAGCCCGACCGCTGACGTTCTGCACAGTGCGGCCTTCCGCCCAGCCGCCCGGCAGATTGATGATCAACCGATCGCCGGCCTTGGCCTGCGTGTCACGGTCGAGCGTCACCACGCGGCCAGCGGCTGACGAGATCCGGCCGCCGACCTCCCGGCCTGCCAGCAACGAATCCGCCACCGGGATGATGTGGCCCGGCAGCGGGATCACGCCTTCCATGCCGGTCTTGAACGACACGGTGCGGTCTTGGTTGTTGCTGAGGATCGCCCACTTGCCACGGCGCTGGGCCTCGGAAGCGCGGGTGCAGCCAATGGCGCTCAGCTCGGTAGGCCGGTCGCCGTAACGGCGTTGCAGGTCCAGATCGGCGAACGGAATGACGTCGGTGTCGTAGTTGTTGGCCGGGTTGTCGTAGCTGACCAAGGCCCGGGTGTACCGGGTCTTCGCCGAGGCGCTGCCGTAGGAGAATTTCCCGTCGATAACGTTGGCCCGGGTGAAGACGTAGTCGAAATCCTGCGCGCGCGGCATGTCGGCCTGCATCACCAGTTGCCCCTGCGCCCAATAGGTCATGCCCCGGTAAATCGCTGAGATGTCGCGCAGCAACGACCAGGCATCGGCCTTGCCCTGTAGGTTCATGTCGCAGAGGAAGCGCGGTTCCTGCCCGCCCAGCCCGTTCGGCACCAGCTGGTCGCAGTACTGGGCAATCCGGTACAGCTCCCACTTGTCGACCATGAATGGCTTGATGCGCTTGCCCAGGCCGAACATCTCGTTCGTGCAGATGCCGTAGGTGATCCACGCCGGGTTGTTGGTCCATGCCGACTTCATCGAGCCATCCCACGTACCGGTGTAGGTGCGCAGAATCGGGTCGTAGTTGCTCGGCACCATCCAGCGCCGGGCCTTGCACTTCACGGTCACGGCCGGGATGTTGGTGAACTGCTCGGCGTCGAACTCGATGTACAACAGCGCGGTATTCGGGTAACGCAGCTTGGCGTCGATCACCTCGGAATAACCGGCCACCAGCATGGTGTCGGCGATCTTGTTGCTGTTCTGGTTCGGTGTCAGGCGGCGCACGCGGATCTGCCAACCCGTGGTGGCGTTCGGCAGATCGATGCGGCGCGAGCGCTCATACCGGGTCGTGGTCTTGCCGTCGACCGCGTCCACCAGTACCTGCTGGTAGGCGCCGCCATCGGTGGCCACATCGATGGCGTACTCGATGCGGTAGCCGCCGACGTTGCCTTCGTCTCCGCCCGTTGCAGTGCGGGCCAGGCCAAGCGCATCCGCACGGCGGACAGTTGGGTGTTGGTGATCGAGCGCACCCATGGCGCATCGCCGCGCAGCTCGATGTTCAGCGACGTTTCGTTCTCCACCGCCGGAATGCCCGGGATGTAGGTCTGATCCACGGAGCCCGGGCGCCAGTCCCATTTCACGTTCGGGAAGTTGTAGTTGCCACTGGTATCGCGGATCGGTGTGTTGTCCAGGTAGATGTCGTAATCGGTTGGGACGCCATCAAACTCACCTTCGCCAACAGCGATTAGAATTTTCGCCAGGTTGGTCGAGCGCAGGCTGTCGCTGGCTTCGACCGGCGATTTCGGCTTGCTGCTGCCGCCCTTTTCGCCGGAAATTTCGATCTGTTCCGCTGCGCCCATGCTTTCCTCCAGGCATAAAAAACCGCCTCACGGGCGGTTGGTGTGCTGATCACCGACTGCCCATAGAGAGGCTGAGACTGCCAAGGCACACAGGGGATAGG